TGAGCTAATCTATCTATACCAGATTGAAGCATATTAGGAGCTGGTAACAAATCAGCATCTGTTGTTTCCATTGTATTGCCAAGTAAAGCCTTAATACCATCTGCTCCACCATTTAAAATAGCTTTTATTCTTGATTTAGCTATCTGCCTTTCTTGTACACCTTTACCTGATGTTAGTTGAGCAGCACTTCTAAGTACTTCCTGATAATCTTTAAGCTCTATGCTTTCTATTCCCATGTTGGTTTATCCATCTCCGTTACTTTATAATCCCCATAACTAGGATTATAATCTAATCCAATATCTGCAGAACGTTCTTTTTGCATTCTTCTAAATACCTTCATTGGAAACCATCCTGCCATTACTATGTCAGTCTTCTCTTTATTTCTCTGAGAGACAGGTTTCCCATCAAAGTATAACAGCTGTTGTCTATATTTCTGTACCTTTGCATTAGATTCTCCATCACCAGTAGGTAAGTGTATTCTTCTATTATCAAACAAATCAGCCATAGCTCCAACACCATAAAGAGGGTCATGTTTATTTTTTCCTGTTAGATGTCCTTGAACTTGTACACCTGAACGTAATGTAAATTCTTTAATTGAATCATCTTGTCTAATAGCAGATTGAAAACCATTCTCTTCTACTATCCAATGTCTACAATCATAATCATGTAGCCATTTAGACATTTGGTCTAGAGCTGCTCTAATTCCACCACCTCTTCTATTTTCTAAATCTACTAAATATAATTCTGCTCTTACAGTATCTATACCCCATAAAACAGAAGCTTGATATCCAGATGATGCAGGGTCTAATCCTGCTACTAAATGTAAGTTTCTATAAACCTGTCCCATTACTAAATCAGGTCTCATACATTGGTCAATCATATTCATAGTAAAGATTTGTGTACCTTCTACATATGCCTGATTGTAATAAACCATTTCAAAAGTTTGTCTACCACCTGTAGACTCTGCAGAACTTAATCTAGATTGTAACCATTTATAACTTCTCTTACTTGCCCATAACATACAATTAATATGTTCTTCAACAAGATGTTCTGGTACTTCACATTCTATCTTATGTGCTGTTTCAACTATTGTTGTAAAGTTATCTGATTCTAAAAGATGATTATATAAATCATCAGGATGTTGTCTTGAACCTATAACAACTACAGCAGTATGTTCCTCTTTTCTTGAAGATAGAGTTGT